GATAAGTAATTTCTAACTCTTTTGTTAGTTCTAAAGATTCTGCAAATTTTTTCCATGACTCCATTTTTATAAATATATGTAACAACAAAAAAAAAAGAATTGATATATTAAAAGGTATAGGTTATGTTTAAATAAAAAATATGGTATGATAGAATCGGTAGACGGAAGTGAAAAACCAAAAAATAAAAACCAAGATGAATCAACTAAAACTCCCGTTTTAGATAATTTCTCAAGAGACTTAATTAAGTTGGCGGAAGAAGGTAAGTTGGACCCTGTGGTTGGTAGGGAAGATGAGATTAATAGAATTGCTCAAATTCTTTCAAGAAGAAAAAAAAATAACCCAATTATATTAGGTGAACCTGGTTGTGGTAAAACAGCTATTGTTGAGGGGTTAGCTAAAAAAATATTTGAGGGAGACTGCCCACAAAACCTATCAGGAAAAAGAATAGTTTCTTTGGATATGACATCTATTGTTGCTGGTACAAAATATAGAGGACAATTCGAAGAACGTATGAAAGTTATTATTGAAGAACTTTATGCTAATCCTGACATTATTATTTTTATTGATGAGATACATACTATGATCGGTGCGGGTAATGCCTCTGGATCTATGGATGCATCTAATATCTTTAAACCCGCACTTTCAAGAGGGGAGTTACAGTGTATTGGAGCAACAACACTTGAGGAATATAGGAAAAACATTGAAAAGGACGGAGCACTTGAAAGAAGATTCCAAAAAGTAATGGTTGACCCATCAACAAAAGAGGAAACTTTACAAATACTTCAAAATTCAAAGGATAGATATGAGGAACACCACAAAGTAAAATATACTGATGAGATATTAGTTCTTTGTGTGGAACTAGCAGATAGATATATTACCGACAGAGAATTTCCCGATAAAGCGTTTGACATTATTGATGAGGTTGGTGCCCGTTCACAAGTTGAAATTAAACTACCTGAGATTATTGAAAACCTTAAACGAGAGGTTCAAAATATAAAGGAAGAAAAGGTTAAAGTAATTAATAGCCAAAGATACGAAGAGGCGGCAAACCTTAGAGATAAAGAAAGAAAGATACTATCAGAATTACAAAAAGAAAAAGAGAATTTTGAAAAGAATAGAAACCTTAATAAACGAGATGTAACTGAAGATGTTGTTTATGATGTTGTTTCCCTAATGACTAAAATTCCTATAAATAAAATTAATACTGACGAAACGGAACATCTAAGAACACTTAAAGAAACTTTATGTACTAAAGTTATTGGTCAAGACGATGCGGTTGCTAAGATTGCTAGATCAATACAAAGAAATAAAGTTGGTTTAAATGATCCAAAAAAACCAATATTTAGTGGGTTACTAATCGGTAACTCGGGTGTTGGTAAAACGGAATTAGCAAAACAACTTGCAAAACATATGTTCAATAGTGAGGACGCACTTATCAGATTGGACATGAGTGAATTCTCAGATAAAATCTCAACTTCAAAACTTACAGGAACATCTCCTGGATATGTTGGCTATGAGGATGGATCTCCGTTTTTAAATAAAATTAAAAATAAACCATACTCGGTAATATTGTTAGATGAAATAGAAAAGGCTCATCCAGAGATATTTAACGTATTTTTACAAATGTTAGATGAAGGATTTTTAACTGACGGACACGGAAGGAAAATCAACTTTAAAAATTGTATAATATTAATGACATCAAACATAGGAACCAAAGTTGTTCAGGATTTTGGTACGGGTGTTGGGTTTTCAACGAACACTAAAATAGAAAAAAAGGAGGAAGAACTAAAGGCGGTATTGGAAAAAGAATTATTTAAAAAATTCGCACCTGAGTTTATTAACCGATTTGATGAGATAATTTATTTTAAAGACTTAAATGAGAATGATTTATTAAAAATTGTTGATCTTGAACTTAAAAAAGTTTACGAAAGGGTGAATAATATTGAATTTGATGTTGAGGTTGATGACACATTAAAAAAACATTTAATTTTGGTTGGTACCGACACTAGGTTTGGGGCTCGTATTCTAAAACGTACAGTTCAAAAATGGGTTGACGATGCAATAACTGAAAAAATATTATCCGATAATCCTGAGAAAGGTTCTAAATTCATTCTTTCTTATAACGAAACGGAAAAGAAAACTGACGTTAAGATAAAAAAACCAACAAAAAGGAAAAAAAGTTAGTTAAAAGTTTTGCCAATCAAGACTAATACTATATATTTGTAACCTAATTGATTAAAACTAAAAACATATGAAAACTTTATTTTTTATTGTCGCGATATTTGTTACAGGTTTGATATATTCACAAACGGTTAGGATTGATATCTATAGTTCCGATATACTTGAAATGGAGACATTAAAATTGATTGATCCTTTCCGTGAGTTGGATAACGGTGCTTATTCTTATTTATCACAACACAAAAGTATTTACCACATAGAAATTGATTTATCTTCTGGTAAGACGTTTATTAGTCATAAATATGATCAAGAATTGGTATTTACAATTTTAATAAATGGGAATACAATAACATTAATGAATTCTAATGGTCTTGATGGGATTATTTGTGACTTCACTCTGGGATATGAAAAAGTTGCTTTGTTTTGGACAAATACAGAATTTAACATGGTTAGGTATGGTGTTGCGAAGGAATTTGCAGTAACATACCCAAATTAAATGTTCTATTTTTTAGAATACGCTTTGTTACACGCCTGTACTAAAAAATTATGAACGTCTTTATTACTTGTGTCTAATTCACTACCACTATAATTTGAGTCTGTTCGTTTCCAACTCCCTTTATCATCTTTTTCAAAATATGTTTCAGTTCCGTCCGAATTACCAGGATTTAATGCTTTATCTTTTTTGACATCATAACCATTCTGTCCTTGAATACACTGAATCTTATATATTGGCCACATATTGTATCCGGTTGATCCCATCACCTCAATCATATTGTTACCAAGAATTTTACTTCTTGTTGGTTGAAGTTTAATATTTTTATTTGATTGTATGTACGCAGGAAAACTTTGCATGAAATTGTCCCAATCGGTTAGTGAGTCAATCTGCTGTATTTGAGTTGTTCCTGTTGGTGAGGTTTGCTCACTTAAATATTGTTTTGAAGTTGCAGATTTATGCATTTCCAAAATTCTACTTTTTTCATCTTGAGTTAAACTTGATAATATATTTTTCATTAAATTTGGTTTTTACTATAAATATCTTAACTTTGTAAAAAAAAAGAAAATTATGAATTTAGACAAATTTAAAGAACTATTATCGGTACCATCAAAAACATATCAAGAAGAAGATATGGTGGAGTACATTTGTTCTGAATTGGATAATATCGAAGGAGTGACTTACTACAGAGACGAAATGATGAACGTATACGCAACAAAAGGAAAACTTTCAGAAGGAGAGTCATACCCGATGTTTATTGCTCATACAGACACCGTTCACCAAAAAGTAGATAAGATAATCGTTAAAGAAGAAAACTTAATTAGACCCAATACTTTTGGTAAACAATTCAACAACCAAATGGTGCCATGTCTAAAAGCATATACCGAAGACGGGAAAGCAACAGGAATTGGGGGTGATGATAAATGTGGTATATTTATTTGTTTGGAACTTTTAAAGTCATTAGATAAAGTTAAAATAGGGTTATTTGTTTCAGAAGAAACGGGTTGTCACGGGTCATCAAAATGTGATGAAAACTTTTTAAAAGACGTTGGATATATTACACAATACGACGCACCTGGCAATCATTTAATTTCCGAGATTTGCTCGGGAGTTCGTTTGTTTGATCGTGACAGTGAGTTTTTTGAAAAAACATTAAAGGTAATTGAGTCTGCGTTTGGGAATGAGATGTTAGTTCAATCTCACCCATATACTGATATATCTCAGTTAAAAAAGAAAGCTGATGTTTCTTGTATCAATATGTCTTGTGGTTACTATAACATGCACTCAAGTCAGGAATTCATTTCAATTGAAGACGTTAAAAACGCAATTGATGTTGGAAAAAATATGGTTAAAGAACTTGGGTATAAAAAATATGAGTTTGTTTATAAACCAATCGTTTATACCTCACAAACGGTAATGAATTCTTTAATTGATTTTGATGATAACGATTTGGATAACTACTCAGAAGAAGATATTCACCAATTAGAAAGTGTTGACATTTTAGAAGAAAGGGACGGTATTGTAATTTCTGATGTTTACGACGGTACATCACTTTTTATTACGGATGATGATTTACCTTACCTTTTTGAAATCTTAAAGAATCGTCTTTTGAAGAAATTTTAAATAATGTTCTCTAAATTGTTCAACATCAAATAGACTTTCATTATAAAGTAGGTTAATTATTTCATCAATAGTTGATCTACCTTTTTTTGCGTTATAAGTGCCAGTATTAGTGATGTGGAAATCAATTTTTAACGTTTCAGGATCAATATTACCAATTCTAAGTTTAACCTTTTTATTTTTAGATGTTATCCATTCACCAACACCACCAATTTTTGAAACTTTATCTAAAACCTCAAGATATCCTTTATTGTAAACGCCATCGTCTTCGATTCTATCTAATAGTTTATCAAAAACACTATCTAATTCACTAAAATATACACGATTAAATTCGTCTTGATCCCAACAATAATGTTGTATTTCATAATATTCAGGTAAATGGTTAACGTTAGAACTTTTTATCGCTTCAAATAATAAATCTAAAAATTTATCATTTTCGGTACCAAAACGTGCAAATAATAAAATAGCAGAACCCCAATCCATTTCATATTTCCAAAAACAATGTCTTTCTGAATAATTTTCAATACCAACGTCTCTTAAACAATTACAATAAGTGTCCTCAACATATTTAGGGGCACTGTTATTAACTGCAGCAAATTGAGCATCAATATAGGCTTCTGTTATTGAATCCTCAACACCTAAAGTCCCTAAAAAAATAGTAATTGACGATTCGCCTCCACTATCAATAATACGGTATGTCCCTTCCTTTTCTTCAATATATTTACCAAGATGTGGAGATACAAAATTTATTATTTCTTTTAACCTCATTAAACTCTCACTACTCATCGAAGAAACCATATAACCCTCTCTCCAATCGTCTGATGATCTATTATAAAAGTCATCATACCAATCCCATCTACCACTATATATCCACTCATAATTACTAGCATCATATTCCCCTTCACTACCCTCTTCATAATAATCAGGAAAAAAGAACTGTAAAAAATCTTTTAATCCGTCAAAGTTAAAGATTATCCCATCATAAGTTATATCGATGTACTCTGAAAAATCTTTACCCTCTGAGTTATAAAAATCAACCTCTGAAGGAGAAATTCTTCTTTTATTAATTGCAAGGATTTTTTGAAAATCATTTAATTCAACTTCCTCCTCTTGTTCGTATAAAAATCTTTTTTTAAACATATTTATATAAATATGTTGGATAATATAAATATTCTTATTACATTTGTATAAGTTCTTTGAAAATAACATTACGATATATGGGTCTATATTGGAATTGACGGGCATTGGTTGAATAAAAGAAGCATGTAGGGACTGAATTAATCTCTTTAAAAACTGATTCACAAAACAAATGGCAATGTGCTAAACAACCTTGAGACTTTGGGATTAATCTCAACTCAAGAAGTAACTGTAGCTTAAGAAGTTTACGGGTACGCGAGCCGGTTCACATACGCTCAGGAACAGAAGTGACTAAGGTGGATTACCATTAAACCCGAAATTGAATGGTCTATTGGTTGTTAATTTACGATAGTGAAGAACAAATTAACCTTGTTTTTGATCAAGGTAAAAATCAAATATTTTGGGACATTAAAAAATGTCAACCTAAACGTGTAGTTGTCTTTTAAACAAGATGAGCCGGACGAGGGAGTCAGAGCCCTCTAGATCCACCAACTAATCCCACTATTTAATTATGGTGGGATTTTTTTATTTAAATTTTTGTGGAGATGAATGACTTTTTGTGGAGACGTAGATATTTATATAAAAAAAAACTATGTCGAATAGAAAAAAAGAATTAGCGGTGTGTTCAAATCCTGAATGTAAAAAAAAATTTTACAAAGATTCATCAGAAGTCACAAGAAATAATAAAATCGGTAGAAAAAATTATTGTTCACTAAAATGTAGTGGTTACGGTAATCATAATCATTTGAAAAATTATCATAAAGAAAATGTAAAATTTTTATTACCTCATTGTGATAATGCCAGAGATAAGTTCACAGGATTAAGGGAACATTTTCGAAGAATAAAAAAAAGAAAACATTATCACGATGTTACGTTAGAAGATTTATTAGAATTATGGAACAAACAAAAAGGGATTTGCATATATAGTGGCGTAAAATTACTTCATCCTAACGAAGATGGTAATAATATAAATACGGCATCATTAGACAGAATAGATAGTAGATTGGGGTACGTCAAAGGAAATTTACAATTTATAAGTATTATTTGTAATCAAGCCAAAAATAACCTTTCACATGAGGAAATGTTAAGTTTTTTAGAAATAATATCTAATTTTTTTAAAAAAAGTCAATAAAATGTTTGGCAGATTAAAACAAATAGTTACCTTTGTAAGGTAATCAAATATTAATAAACCCTTAAAAAATAAATCTTATGAAAACTTTAAATGTATTGAGTGTAATTGTTATCAACGTATTGTTAATGTCTGTTATCTTTTTAAATTTTAACCCGAGTAATCTTAATCTTTTGGAGTTAAAATACTTTGGGGGTTTTGATATCTTTAATCTATTCCCTAACGATTTGTATAGTAATTTTGCTATCGCATTATCATTCCTTTTAATGGTGTTAATTAATGTAACACAAATCTCAAAGGTTATAAATAAAAAAAGAGGAGTTTAACTCCTCTTTTTTTTTTATGATTATAGTGCTGTATTAAATTCATTGTTACTTCTACCAGATCCTTTCGTTGTAAACGCTTCATCGTAATTGAAGTTTTGTAAATATTTACTGAATCTATTAAACCATTCAGTGTCGCTTTTATGGTAAGGGTCTTTGTATCCTGTTTTTGTTACTGCAGTTGAGATTAAATCAATAATCCTACTAAAATTTTCACCGTATTGTGTTCTCACTTTCGGAGATTTTTTTAAAAGACTTATTACCGCGTCGTACTGTTTTTTGTCTTTGATTAGTCTCAATGCATCTAATATCATATCTTCGTCAGTGTTCATTTTACCGGTTGCCGTCATCAACATTCCAACAACTTTCATTGCCAATCCGGCATATGGGTTATCATTACCTAATGGTTTAACCGCACCCATCGCAATACCACTTTCTTGTTCTTTAATTACACGTCTAACGATTCTTGCAAGATCCGATTCTGTTAACTTAATTATTTTTTTCATAATTTTTTTAAATTTATTTTTATTTTCTTTACCTATAAATATATCGTAAAATAAAAAAAGTTCACTACATTTGTATTATGCAAACATTTCTTCCATATTCAGATTTTAGAAAATCATTAGAATCTTTAGACAATAAACGTTTAGGTAAACAACGTGTTGAGGCTTATCAGATCATATCGGCAATCACGGGCAGACCAAAAAAGAATGGACAACCCTATAAAGGTTGGACATCACATCCGTGTTCTGTTATGTGGCGTGACTATGTAAACGCTCTTAAACAGTACTATAATGATTGTATTGATGTGTGGAAATCTCGTGGATTTAAAAACAATATGGAGTATGAAACTATTGAAGGTGAATTTGTATTACCTCATTGGTTAGGTGATGAAGATTTTCATGCATCACATAGGTCAAATTTATTAAGAAAAGATTTTGATTATTATTCAAAACACGGGTGGACCGATAATCCTGATAACCCTTATGTTTGGATGGACGGTGAAAAGTTGTGGTATAAACAAACGGTTGGCACTAAAGAACGGATATATTTTAAAGACCAAAACGAGTTCGAGTTGCATTAAAGTTTTGTAGGACTTCTGTTGCGGAGAGTGCTCGGTTGTATACTGAGGATTGTGATATGTTACCATTAACATATTAACCTACAGTACTCATACTAATTCATCATTTGAAGTCCATTCAG